CGAGAGCATACCGTTTGACGGAATACAGATACGGAAGGGAAAAATATGGGAAGCAAATTAAAGATGAAAGCGCCAAAGAAAAATAGGGTGTTGGAATGCGATAACCAAATGTCACAGGCATTTGCAAGAGCTATGCAGAATTCGAGAAAAGAGCTTGAATTTATGCGAGATCAAGCCTACAACGACGGCTTTGATACTGGCGATAATTGGGCGACCGTAGTCAATACTGTAACAATTATGATGGCTTTGAACAAGAAACATAAGTTTTCAACAGACAGGCTTCTGGATGTAGTTCATCTTGCTAACGAGTATGTGAGGATGGCAAATAGCGGAGAGAGAAGCTTTATGAGCATGATGGAGGAAATCGAAGAGAAGACGAAAATTAGATTTCCAGAAGGAACTAAAGAATTGGTCAGAAGATTTGGAGCGTAAATATTATGGATTTAGAGCAAAAAGCAATTGAAAGAATTCGACTTGCATCTGATCTCTCGTTGAAACATTATGGAAAGCCTCTTGTATGTACATATTCTGGTGGGAAAGATTCTGACGTGATGTTAGAACTCTTTCGCAGGGGAGGCATACCATTTGAAGTACATAATAGCCATACTACAGCAGATGCACCGCAAACTGTGCGGCACATACGAAAGGTATTTAAAAATCTGGGAAAAAAAGGAATTAAATGCGAAATAGAAATGCCGAAGTATAAAGGCGAACATATCACGATGTGGAAATTGATTCCATTAAAACTTATGCCACCAACAAGACAAGTTCGCTACTGCTGTCAAGTCCTTAAAGAAACAGGGTGCGCAAATAGATATATTGCTACTGGTGTGAGATGGGCTGAAAGCAGGCAGAGAAAAGAAAGAGAAGAATTTGAAAAAATTGGTGAAACAAAGGCAACTAGAGAAAAATTCACATCAATTATGCTAATGAATGACAACGACGCCAATCGCAGAATGAATGAACTTTGTATGCAGAAAAACAAAATGGTTGTCAATCCAATCATTGACTGGAAAGATTCTGATATATGGGAATTTATCAATTCGGAGCATATAGAAACTTGTGAGTTGTACAAATGTGGATATGATCGTGTTGGCTGTATCGGCTGTCCGATGGCCGGAAGTAAGAGATACAAAGAATTTGCAGATTTTCCTAAGTACAAACAGTCTTATATTAGAGCTTTTGAAAGAATGCTAGATGTTCGAAAAGAAAAAGGATTAGAAACCAAATGGAAGACCGGAGAAGATGTATTTAGGTGGTGGATGAATGATGACAATTTAGACGGTCAGATGGAATTATCTGATTTTATTGAGTATTGAAATCATGGAGGACTGCACAATAGCGTGCCAGTTACTTACATTGGGAAAGCGAGGATGAAAATGGAGAAATTAAAACCTTGTCCATTTTGTGGAAAAGAGATAGATACAGACAAAGATATGTATATCCCAGAAAGAGATTGGAAGCCATCTTTTTACGACCCTGACAGTGGAGGTTATCCGATAAGTATTCGCTGTGAATGCGGGTTAGTTTTTTGCCCGGGCACATGGGATTATAAAGAATTCGTTGAAGCATGGAATAAAAGAGTAAACAAGGAGGACACAAAATGTTAATCAGAAGTCAGGATAAAAGCCTATTGATCAGTCTTAACAATACAAGAGAACTGCGATTCTGGGAATGTGCGCAAGGGTTTAATATAACGGATTGTGTGTGCCCAATTGGCCATTATTCCACCAGAGAAAAAGCCATGAAAGTTCTGGATATGATTCAGGAAGCCTGTGCGGACGCAGAGTTAGTTCCAATGACAGTTCCGAATATTGGAAAGATGTTCGCAGAAGCGCCAGCATCGAAAGAAAATGAGCTTTTGGCTGAAGCTATTGGAAAAGCGCTTATGAATAAAATGATCTTTCAGATGCCAGTGGATAGTGAGGTGGAAGCATGAGTCATATCAAAGACAGATTAATTCAATTGAAGAATGAGGTGGAAAACGCAGGGAACGGAGCTTATTTCTCGAAAAATAATATCTCAAAAATTGTAGAATTACTTTTTGCTGATCTGGAACAGGACGAGAAAGAAAATGGTTGGATTCCGGTAAAATATCATCAGATATCAGAAAAAGAACGTGCAGAAGAATCCATTTCAAAAGATATACATTATATGCTTGACTGCAAAATGCCAGATGACGGACAAGAAATATTGGTTACTAACGGAGAATCAACATGGCAAGATACAAGCTTTATTGATTGTGACGGATATTATCTTGATAGCGGTTATGATTGGATTGAGATTACGGCATGGCGACCACTTCCGAAACCATATAAGGAGGACTAGAACATGGAAATGTCAATTTTTGAAAAAGATAGAAAGACCTACACCAGATTCAAGGTCAGACTAAAAGAGTTTAAATCTTGGAAGGCTTTTCTTGAGGTAAAATATTGCATTGATACTTCAGAGCCGGTCAAAAAGAATAGCAGATATATTTATTTTGAGAAAGAGGGCGACTGGATTAATGGGAAGATGTAAATTAGACTGTCCAGACAGCGAAACAGAGTACTGCATTTGCTGTGAGAAGCAGGATTCCTGCCAGTACAAATGTGATGATTATGAGACTGATTGATTTAGCGGTGGCAATCGGAATGGATGCCGAAAGCTGTAAAAAAATTCAAATATGTCATCCAGGAAGAAATTGGGAAGATTACGATGAATTTAACGCCGGTTCGGAACTGTTGAAACCATTTTATGATTTGAAGGTAAAATCTCTATCTGCGGTAAACACGGATGTGATTAGGGTTGATCTGGATTTTGACGAGGAAGGTTGATAGAAATGCGCTTAATAGATGCGGACGAATTAATTAAATACATTAAAACTTGGGAGATTGGGACAAGTATTAGTTCCGACCAGAAAGAATTTATTGATTGTGTCAATGAACAGCCGACAGCTTTTGACTCGGACAAAGTTATTAGCGAATTGAAAAAAGATAAATTCATTGAATCAGAATGTATCTTATCTGATGTACATCAAGGATACAATGCTGGACTAAGCAGGGCGGTAGAAATCGTGAAAGGCGGTGGGATTGAATGAAATATCCAGAAGAAATGTATATTGATAGCCAGATATTTGCAGAGGATATGGATGGTTCGGAATCAAATCTGACAGAAAAAATCGTAAAAATAAGGGTTTCTCATTTATGCTGCGTTTGTGAAAAACAGATACCTAAAGGTGAAAAAATGTTAAACCAAAAAGCAATAGTAGAAGGACAAGGTTGGTGCAGCTGCTATATTTGTCTACCATGTGTTGAAAATTGGTTATAAGAATCGGGACAAGTGGAGGAACACGGATGAGCAAAGACATTTCAACCATGTTTACAAAAGAAGAAAATAAAAAGAATGGAAGACTTGGGTATGGACTGGCTACCAGAGAAAAGGAAACTGTTATCAGTCCGGCACAATATGGAACATTCTTGCAGAAAAGAGGTAAGAGAAGATGAGCAAATCGGTATTGGTGTTGGATACGCCGAAAAATTGCTATGATTGCCCGTTCGGAACTGCATACTGCGGCGAACTTGAATATGTGGGTTATTGTGAATTAGCTGGCTGTTTAGATTATGACGTAATTCTGATGACAGAAGAACATTATGATTGCGAAAGCAAATCAAGGCCCGATTGGTGTCCACTTATGGACTTGCCAGAGAAAGATAATGGAGATTATCCAGCTAATACGTCTGATGCCGGCTTTGCGGAGGGCTGGAATCAGTGTATTGATGAGATTACAGGAGGAAATTATGATGATTGATTTAACAGGAAAAAACGTATTTGTAAGAACGCGGGAAGAATATTTGAGTGTTCTGAAAATAGCAAGGTTTCAGGGATTCAAATGGGCGAGAGAAAACCATTTAAACCATATCGAAATTCCATTTCCAAACATATTGATTTTTTACGATAATAAGATCGCTACTTACAGCTTTGAAAAGGAATTGCTTGAAGCATCCAAAATCGTCGAAGATGAAAAAAAAATCAAGGATGCAGTAAAACTTGTCAGAACGTTCGCTAAATACCCAGATAGAACAACTTTGACGGACTCATTTATTAAGTCCTTGAAGCTACTTGCAGATACCGTAGAAAGTCAGATGGAAGAGGTGAAGTAGATGACTGATGAAATTTTCGGTCTTATGGAATGCTTCCCCGGGAGCTACATAAACAGATTTGGGGAAATAATTCTTTCCGAAAAAGGAAACGTATATTTCACAGCAAAGAATTGTACCGATAAAGAAGATATTATCTGCAAGCTACTTGAATGGTGTTCAAGGCCAATGGCAAAAGGAGAGCCGTACAGTTCGCACAAAAGAAATAATGAATGGAGAGAACAACTGATATCAAGCCTTAACAGATATCTGGGTACAAACTTTGGCCAAGAGGATATGTACTGGATTTACGATCAACTTGGAAATGCTGTAAATCATAAACTGACATTAAGGTTCATTAGAAGTGATTTCAATATGGCAATTATATATCAAAAAGTAAAAGAGGTGAAGTAGATGGAGAGATTAACGCAAAAATCAGATAAGATGATTTGGCTTAAAGATCAGGGCTTAAAAATTGAACCATGCGAAATGAATTCACATCATTGTAGAATGATTTTAGAAAAACTTGCTGATTATGAAGACTTAGAAGAACAGGGCTTGCTTGTAAGATTGCCGTGTAAGGTTGGAGACACGGTTTATAGAGTGAATGCCGGAGCCAAGCAACCGATTATTCCGATGACTGTTTCAGAAATTCATTTTCTCTGTTACAAAAATGAACGTGCTGTAAGGTTTGACGCAATAGGCAAAGAAGATATGGGAGAAAGTTGCTACCGTTTAGAAGATATTGGAAGAATAGTATTTCTCACCCACGAGGAAGCTGAGAAGTTGGAGGAGATGAAGAATAATGATTGAAGTGATAAAACAAATTATTATGGCGTTTGGAACGTGTGTAGTTGCTGTTACTATTTACGGATTACTTTGCGCAACAATCAATAAATTCAACAAATGGAGAAAGAGTGGTTGCAAAATCAAGTGTCTCTGCAAGCCGCATAAATACAAATTGGTTTGGTATCAGTTGGATACTGAGAAAGCTATTTTGGAATGCGAAAAATGCGAAAAAAGAAAAAAAGTATTCATTGATTACGATTCCATTAAGAAGGAATTTAATTTGGAGGATTAACATGAAACCAGAAGAAGCAAAAGACATCTTATCAGATATGAGAGACCAGCATTTATGTTTCTTGGGAAATTCAGAAATCAAAGATGAATGGTAGAAGAACTATCTCAAAGAAGCATGGGCGTGTGATTCTGGAGCAAAGACTCTTGCCGGATTAATCACAGGGATAAAGATTGATAAAGGCATTATCACAGAAAGTATTCAGCACTACGGAAAAAACAATCAAAGCACGGTCTGTATGGAAGAATGCGCAGAACTTATCCAAGCAATCAGTAAGGCAAAGCGCGGAAAAATCAACCGTGATAACATGATAGAAGAAATTGCAGATGTGTTGATCTGCATCGAAATGTTAAAGCAAATGTACATGATTTCCGATGAAAAAATCAATAAGTGGATTGAGAAGA